GCCCGCGCCATCGGCGCACTGCGGCCCCGCCTTGTCGTGATCGAGAACGTCCGCGGGCTCCTGACCGCCCGCGGTGACGAGCCGACACCGGAACACCTCGCCGACGAGGCCGCCCGCGACATTGCCTTCCGGCTGCTGGAGTGGCAATCACGCACCCTGACCGTCGCGATAGCGAAAGGAGACACCCGCCGTGTCATCGCAATACAGGCCCGGGCCCATCGCCTCATGGGATACCGGAAGCGGATCGTGGCTCGATGCCAATGGCATGAACGGCGACTTGTTCGGGCAATCGGAACCGTTCTCGGGGACCTGGCCGGTCTCGGGTATGACACGCAATGGTGTTGCGTACCCGCAGCCGACGCGGGCGCACCCCACCGCCGGGAGCGGGTCTTCATCCTTGCTACCAACACCCGCGGCGGGGAACTTCAACGACGGAGAAACGCTCGAGTCCTGGGAAGCGCGCAGGCAGGCGAACCTGGCGAAGGGGATCAACGGGAACGGGCAAGGGACACCGCTGGCGATAGCAGCCCAGCAGTTGCTGCCGACCCCGGAGGCGAGCGACGCGACGGGCGGCCGGGTGGCTGCGGAGATGGGCGGTCAGCGGCCCTCGGGGAGCAAGCGCGCGGTGACGGTAGCCACAGCAGTCACGCATCTGCTGAAGACGCCGACCGCGCAACTGGCGACCAACGGTGGTTCACAGGACCCGGAGAAACGGAAGGCGGGCGGCCACGGGCCGACACTGGCCGACCAGGTGGAACACCAACTCCTGCCGACACCACGGGCGACGGACGGGACGAAGGGCGGCCCGAACCAGCGCGGCTCATCCGGGGATCTGATGCTGCCGTCAGCGGTGATGGATCTCCTGCCGACACCGACGGTCGCGGACTCACGGAACACGAGGAACGCGACAGCAGGACGGACGCCCGGCTCAACGGGTCATCACTCGGGGACGACACTTTCGGACGTGTTCTGGAGTGGGGGAACTACGCCCCCGCCATCCGCCGTTGGGAAGCCGTCCTCGGAAGGTCAGCCCCACCGCCAACTGAGCCTGGACGAACAGGACAGCGCCTGAGTCCGGCTTTCGTGGAGTGGCTCATGGGTCTACCCGAAGGCTGGGTGACCGGTGTCCCCGGCCTGTCCCGCAACGCCCAGCTGAAGGCATTGGGGAATGGAGTCGTCCCGGCCCAGGCGGCGATGGCCCTGCATCTCCTGCTGGCCCGCACAGAAGCACAGGAGGCCGCATGACATTGCGATCAAATAGCGTCCCGGCCGCGTTCGGCCAGCGGATCAAACGGGAACGGGAACGCCGCGGCTGGAGCCTCCGGGAACTGAGCGGCAAAAGCAACGTCGCCACATCCACCGTCATACGCATCGAGAAAGGCCGCGATACGGCACTGAGCAGTGCCCTCACAGTCACCGCCGCGCTCGGGCTGTCCCTGGCTGACGCATGCGCCGAACCGGAATGCATCCAATGTGACGGGAAACCCCCGGCCGGGTTCATCTGCTCGGCGTGCGGACGGGAGAAGGCCGCGTGAGCGCCCGGGAATGGCCGCGGTCCATCCTGCCCGGCAGCCGTGACAGCCGCTTCAACACCCTCATGGACGCCATCTGCGGCGTGTACCGCGAACTCGCCGGCGAAGACACCATCCACAGCATGACGGTCACGGTAATCAGCGATGACGGGTGCGCCGAAATGATCTATTGGGGTGCTCGCGGGGCCCGGCGGCTCACTGTCACTGACGAGTGCGCGGAAACGCCGGAAGACACCGAACTGGAGTGCGAACGCAGCGAGGAGGAGGCGTGCTAAGGCTACGTGGTGCGCCGGGTCGCCGAGCCGTGCTTCTTGCCACCGGGGGCATAGTCCTTTGTCCACCGGGAGATCGTGCCCGCAACGAAAACGTGCTGGATGGCGCGCTCAAGGTCGGCCGGGCCAACATCCTTCTCGCGCAGCCCGGGAAGCCGCTCACGGATCTCGGCGCGGTCCCGCTCGTTGGCGGCGTCACGCCGGACTATGCGCTTGGCGATCTCCGCCAGCTCGTCCAGTTCTTTCTGCACGTCGTCATCCACGCCTTCATTGTGATGGGTATCGCGGTTGCGATGCAAGGTCACGACCCGGATAGCTTAACACGTCGCGATTCAGGATAGCGATTCTGGTTGCAGGTTGCGTAACGATCGGGATTGCAACTAGAGTCGTCATCGCACCACCATGCAAGCCCGCCAACCCATCGGAATCCTGAGCCGGAAAGTCGGTATCGGCCGTGACACGCAACTCCATCCCCACTCCTCACGGTGGGCTGATCTTCAGGTCCCGCGCTGAAGCTAGATGGGCGATCTTCTTCGACCATCTCGGACTGAAGTGGGAGTACGAGGCGCAGGGCTTCAACACCGACGGCGAGTGGTATCTGCCCGACTTCCTGATCTTCGCCCCACTCGGCAACATCTGGGCCGAGGTCAAACCCAACTGGTGGGAAGACCCTGAGGGTGTAGCCAAGTTTCAGCGGTTCGTAACGCAACGCCCGCAGCCCTCGCGCGCCCTCCTGATCACAGGGGTGCCTTCTATTCACAGCAGGCCCCACATCTACGGCGGGGACGACACCCAGGACAACCCGCTCAAGGGCGGCTGGGAAGACGACACGCAGGAATGGCGGCCATGCCCGAGCGGCCACCACTTCGACCTCGCGTTCCCCGGCCGCTTCGGCGCCAGATTCGCTGAGGATGAGTGCCCAGACTACTTCGGCGGCCAGGGCGAGGACCGGATCCGAGAGGCGTGCGAGGCCGCGCTCTCAGCCCGATTCGTCAAGCGCGACAACGGTCCGACCGGATCGGCGGCGTAGGTGCCTGCGGGGGAACTCCACATCCAGTTGTCGGTGAACTTTCCCGACAACCGGAAGGTCCGCGCCCTCATCCGCTACGGGCGTGAGGCCCGCCCGGCGCGTGACCTCTATGCCCAGATGCTTCTCTACTGCAAGGAAAACAAGTCAGATGGTTCCGTGCCCGCCGAGCAGATCGGGCTGCTGTGTTATCCGGACCCAGAAGCCATCGGCAAGCGGCAGGCCGGATACCTGGTAGCCGTTGGCCTGTGCAAGCAGGTCGCAGACGGGTACTTGGTGACCGGCTGGCTCAAGCGCAACCCGAGCCGTGAGGCCATTGAGCGGAAGTCGCGCGCCAAGTCCCGCGGCGCCCGGCTGGCCAACCATCGCCGCTGGCATGTTGAGACTGAGATCCCCGACCCGGCATGCGAATGGTGCCGCAAAGAGGATCAGACTACTGATCAGACTACTGATCGAAGTAGAGATCAGAATACTGATCGAAATTCTGATCCACCTCCGGACTCAGACCGTCTCTCTGTACTGAAACGGTCTGAGTCCACAGAGACAGAGTCAGAGTCAGAGACAGAGTCAGAGGTAATAAACCCTCTTGGTCGGCAGGAGCCGGCCGGGAAGCGGATCGAACCTGGTTCAGACAGCGACCCGGACTTCTGCGCGTTCTGGGATGTCTACCCGCGCAAGGTCGCCAAGGGCCAAGCCCGCAAGGCGTACAAGACCGCCGTCGTCAAGCGCGGCGTCGACCCGAAAGAGATCATTCTCGGAGCCGAGCGCTACCGCGATGACCGGCGCCGCAAGTCGCGGGACATCGAATACACCAAGCATCCCGGCACGTGGCTGAACGGCGAGTGCTGGCTTGAGCAGCACGAGGACGACTCCAGCGACACACCCGGTCCCGGTTACTCAAACTCCCCATGGGACAACTGATGAGCGCCCAGGCTGACGTGCTCCGTGAAGTGCTGCTGCCGAAATTCAGCGAGCTAGGCCAGATCCGCAAGACCGCCAACGGATTCGATGTGTGCTGCCCCGCCCACGAGGACAGCAAACCCTCGCTGAGCGTCGCCGTCGGGACCACCCAGCCGGTGGTGCTGGACTGCAAGGCGGGCTGCGAGCCAACGGACATCCTCGCCAAACTTGGGCTCACGTGGGCTGACCTGTGCGCGCCGCGTGACGAGCAGCAGAAGCCCGGCGGCGAATGGACCCCGCACGGTGAGGCGGTCGCGGTCTACGACTACGTGGATGAGTCCGGTGAGCTGCTGTTCCAGGTGCTGCGTACCGCGGACAAGGCGTTCCCGCAGCGCGTCCCGGACCGGTCACGCAAGACCGGCTGGCGCTGGAGCCTCGGTGACACCCGCCGTGTCCTGTACCGGCTTCCGAAGGTCATCGAAGCGGTGCAGGACGGCGAGTTCATCTACATCTGCGAGGGCGAGAAAGACGTCCATGCGCTTGAGGCCGCAGGTGTCGTAGCCACCTGCAACTCCGGCGGGGCCGGGAAGTGGCGCCACGAATACTCCGAGTACCTCGTTGACGCAACCGTCATCATCATCGCCGACAAGGACTCACCCGGCCAGGCTCACGCCCGGCAGGTAGCGGCCAGCCTTGAGGACATCGCCGCCGCGGTCGAGATCCACGAAGCCGCCGGCGAATTGAAGGATGTCTCGGAGCACCTCGCCGCCGGGCACACGCTCGCCGAGATGGAGATCACCTGGCGCGGCGAGGAACCCGCCACCGACCTCGCGCCGGACCTGTACGAGTTCCTGGCCGTCGTTGACCCGCCGAACGCCTGGGTGATACCGGAACTGCTCGAACGCGGGGACCGGCTCATCTGGACCGGCTTCGAGGGTCTCGGCAAAAGCGTCGTCATCCGCCAGCTGGCCGTGTGCGCCGCCGCCGGATCGCATCCGTTCACGGGGGAGCCGATGGAGCCGCAGCGTGTCCTGTTCATCGACTGCGAGAACCCCGACCGAAAATCCCGCCGTCACTTCCGCAACCTTGAGCGGATCGCCCGCGGCCGGGGAACACCGGTCCCGGAGGGGACGCTGCGAATCCTTCAGAAGCCAGCGGGTATCGACCTGACCCGCGAGGAGGACCGTGCATGGCTGCTTGAGCGGGTCACCGCGCACCGGCCGGACCTGCTCGTGTGCGGCCCGTTCTACCGGCTCCATGCCACGGACACCAACGACGAGGCCGCTGCCCGCACGGTCGTCTCCGCACTGGATGAGGCGCGGCTCAAGGTCGAATGTGCGCTCATCACCGAAGCGCACGCCGGGCACGGCGACAGTACGAACCGCAGTATCCGGCCGACCGGTTCAAGCCTGCTGATGCGCTGGCCCGAGTTTGGTTACGGCATCAAGCCGCTCGGTGAGGCGGATGAGAACGGCCGCGCCCGGCTCGTCGCGGTCCTGCCCTGGCGCGGGCCGCGCGAGGAACGCCACTGGCCCCGCGAACTGATGTGGGGCACCCACGAATACGACTGGCCGTGGAAAGTCGCCGACGGCCTGAATCTCGCTGGCCAGGGCCTCCGGGCCGTCCCCGATTGAAGCAGGAGAACGATCAAATGAGCACACCCGTCACCCTTCGGGGCCGGCTGACCAGAGACCCCGAGTTGCGATTCTCGGCCAGCGGCAAGCCGGTCACAAAGTTCGCTGTCGTCACGTCCCGGCGGGTCAAGGACCAGCAGACCAGCGAATGGTCCGACGCCGACACCACGTTCTGGGACTGTGTTGCGTTCGGTGAGCTCGCACAGAATGTCGCCGACTCAATCGAGAAAGGCACCGCGGTTGTCGTCACCGGCAATGCCTCCCAGGAAGAGTGGGAAGCGAAGGATGGCACTAAGCGCAAGTCCATGAAGGTCACGGCCGAGGATGTGGCCCCGTCGCTGCGGTTCGCGTCGGCGAAGATCGCGCGGGCGTCCCGGACCGGCCCTAAAACCTCGAGCACTGCGGCGGCCGACGCTGACCCGTGGGCGAATGAGGCGCCGTTCTGATGGCCACCCTCACCCTCGTCCCGAAATCTCAGGAGCAGGTCCCGCAGCCACACGGGCCCTGCACTGCTCCCGGCTGCCTGAAGCCCACCCGCCTGTACCCGGGTGGCTGGCGCTGCGACGACCACAAGGCGCGGCCGTTCACCTCGGACATTCTCGGCCAGGATCCGCGGGAGGCGGCATGACCACCTCAACGCTGGCCGACGCCTGCCAGGCGGACATTCATCACCCCGGGGATCTCCCGGCCGTTCTCCCGCATCGTCCCCCCGTGGATGAGAACGGTTCCCTCCGGGCTGAGTACCGGTGCCCGTGTGGTCGTTCGTGGACGTGCTGGTGGGACGCGGAGGCTGCGGAATGGCCGATCGAGCGAGTGGAGGCGGCATGAGCAACGGCTGGATCAAGCCCACCGAGGACACCGCCCTGCCGGACCCGGCCGACCCGCTCGACGTCGAGTGGACGCTGCGGTACGGCGACCCGGAGCGGGCTGACCTGCTGTGGGCGGCTGCGGTGATCAGCGCATACAAGCACCTGATGGAGAGGTCCGCATCATGACCGCCACCGAGGATCAGGCTGCCACGGTTCCGCCGCTGGCCGCGTTTCTGCGCCCTCAGCTTCCCCCAGCGGCCCTGTACGGCCTTCCCGGTGAGGTTGCCACCACCCTGTCGGAAGCGTCCGGCGCGGACCCTGCGGCGGTCCTGGTGACGTTCCTGACCCTCCTGGGGAACGCGGCGGGCCCGCAGCCGCACGCCCGGTTCGGCGGGGCGGAGCATCCGGCCCGCTTGTTCGCGGTCCTCGTCGGCGATGCGGCGACAGGCCGGAAGGGCACCGCGCTCGCCGCCGTGGAGCCACTGTTCGCTGACGCGGACCCGGATTGGGCGGCCGGCCGGGTGCTGTACGGGCTGCAGTCCGGTGAGGCGATGATCGACTGGGTTGCCGACGACCACTCCAAAGACTGCCGGCTGATGGTGGTCGAAACCGAGTTCGGGCGGCTGGTGGAGACGATGGCCCGGGCTGGCACCTTGTCCGCGCATCTGCGGAACGCCTGGGATGGGCGGGCGATGCAGCGGGTTACGACCCGGTTCATTCAGCGGGCGTCCCGGGCGCATGTGTCCCTGCTGGCGATGATCACCCCGGAGGAACTGCTCCGGCATCACAAGCGGCTGTCGCAGGCAGGGGGCCTGGAGTCCCGGATCTTGTACGTGTACACGGCGCCGGTGAAGGACGTCAGCCCGTTCGCGGACACCGCCGACCACAGCCCACTCGCCGCCCGGGTGCGGACGGTGCTGGAAACCTCCCGTGAAGCGGTGATGAACCACACCGACCCGATCAGCCGCTACCTGCTGACCCTGCGGGGCATCCAGCCCCGCACGACGCTGCGGGTAGACGACGGTGTGATCAGCGGGTGGGGGACCGCGGTGAAAGCGCGCCTCCCGCACGCCAGCGAAGGGTTCCGCAGCCTGCACTCCCGCGCCGAATCCCAGGTGATCCGCCTCGCCGCCGCGTACGCGCTCGCGGACATGTCCCCGGTGATCACCGCCGTGCACACGGAGGCGGCGCTGGGACTGCTGTCGTACTGCGCGCAGTCCGCGGAAGTCGTGTTCAGTGTCCCGGTCGCCCAGCTGCCGCCGCGGGTGAACCCATCGCACACCGCGAAGATCGTCCGTCACCTCCACGACCGCTATCCGGAATGGGTGTCCCGGGATGAGATCGGCTCCGGTGTCCTGCGTAGCAACATTCCGGCGGCTGACATGGAAGCGGCCCTGGCTGAGCTTGCCGCCAGGCGGCTGATCGAACGGCGGCAGGTGGAGACGGCGGGCCGGCCCCGTACGGAGTACCGGCTGATCGCACCCCAGATGACCCTTTTCCAGTAAACCCGTACCGCTACTGAGGAGGCAGTGATGCAGATTGGTGAGGAAAGCGAGCCGATCGAGGTGCCCATGCCCGTGCACCCGGACGACGTTCCGGCCGGCGCCCCGGCCACGGAGCCCGCAGCACCCGAGAAGATCCCGGCGTGACCGGCGGCAACACGGGGAAAGCCCCGGACTTCCCGCAAACCAGGCTCGCGTTGCGGTCCTGGCGGCTGGACCGTGCGGCGATGATGGTCCGGTCCCTGAACGCACCCGCCGGCAGTAAACCGTCATGGATCGCGAAGGCGATGGCCAGCCCCGCGGGGAACTGGCCGTACGCCAAACCACTGGAGGCCTCATGCACGTACGCGGCGAGGAAGCCGAAGGACGGTGAGGAGGAGCACGGCCCGGTACCGGCGAAGGACTGCACCTGCGGGGTCTACGCCACCACCGACCTTGAGGTGATCAACAGTTACCTGTCCGGCGGCGCACCGATCCTCGGTGTGGTGGAGCTCGGCGGCCGGGTGATCCCCGCCACCCAGGGTTACCGGGCCCAGTACGCGCGGGTCGCTGCGATCCTCCTCATCGATGAGGCCCTGACCGAACCGCATCACCTGCTCCGCGAACTGGCGGAAGCGTACCGGGTGCCGGCGCTGGTCCCACATTCCACTGATCCTGAAAATTACCGGGAGATCGCGGGCCTGCCGACCGTGGGCGCTGAGGCGGAGGCGTACCTGCGGGCGATCGAAGGTGATGCGGCGTGACCGCCGAACCGGACGGCAGCCTCACCCGCGCCGAACGGGACCTGGTACTGGCCGACCTCGGTCAGCTGCTCGGCATGCTCGGTCTCGGTAACTTCGCCCGCCCTGAGTCCCCGCATGAAGTGTTCCAGATGTGCCTCCGGAAGCTGGCTGAGCATGAGAACGCGATCACCTGGGGTACGTCGTGCCTCGGATGCGCGGCCACACTGGACCGCGCCTATGCGGAGACGTGCCGGGCTGAGCGTGCTGAGGCGGAGCTAGCCGCCGCTGCCCTCACGGAGAAGGAGCGCATCGCGAAGCGCGCCGAGGATCTCGGTGCCCACTATCACGGCCCGGATTATGACCGGATCGCCTCGTTCGCTGACTACCTGAGAGGAGCGAAATCGTGACCACCGGTTTCCAGTGCGATAACTGCCGTAAGTTCGCCCCGGCGCCCGCGCATGGCTGGCTGCACGTCTTGCAGCAAGGCGACCCGGGGATGCTCGCTGCACTGACCGGGACCGGCACGGAAGTCCTGTGGACGTTCTGCACGGTGCTGTGCCTGGCGCAGTACACGATGGCGGCGGCCCTGGTCGACGGCAAGATGGCCGGGGAGGAACCGTGACCCTCGTCAGCCGGTGGGTTTACGGGCCAGCCTGCCTCGCCTGCCCGGCCATCCGCCCCGAGGACGCCTCCTATGCGGGCTGGCGCGGCCCGTACTGCTACCGCTGCTACCGCCGCTGGCTGCGTCAGGGCCGACCCGAGGGCGGCCCCAGGCCGAGCCGTCAGCGCGCCTCAGGCTCGTTTACGGACCGGCTGGAGGACTACGCGGAACTCCGCTCCTGGGACGTTAGCGTGGCGGAGGCGGCCGTACGGGTGGGGATCAGCGCCCGCACCGCAGCCCAGAACTATGAGCCGGTCGTGCAGGAGACGGCAGCGAGGCAGGAACAGGATGCCGCCTGACCCGCCTCCTCCCGCGCTCTGCCTGTGCGAGCGGGGGAAACCATGCGGCCTGCTGGCCATGCCCGGTGATCTCCTCTGCCCGGCGTGTGCTTCCCGTTGCGCCCCGTGGGCCAGTGATGAGGGAGGAGGCACGTGGCCCCGCATGAGGCGCGAGAAAGACGGCACGGTCATGGCCGGCTGGCTGCGCCTCGCTGTGGCAGTGAAGTTCGACCGTGCTGCAAGCAAGTAGCTAGGCAGCCGGGCCCGTGCCGCAAACACGGACCCGGCCTAGGGATCAGTCCCACAGGAACCCGCGTAGACCCCAGAAGGGACATCACCCGTATGCGCATGCTTCCACGCACCCAGGCAGGGTGCAGTGGCCACCCCGGCAGAGATTGAGGCCGCGCTCGCGGACCTTGGCCGTCAGCTCGCGGACCGCCGCCGTGCCGCCGGGCTGACACAAGCCCAGCTTGCCCAGCGAACCCCGTTC